AGGTTATTACCACTATGCACAACAATATAAAGGTGCAAACGTTAACGCTGATATTATTGCAGACGCAACAGCACAGGCAAACTTCTTTCTAAGCACAGTAAATGGTTTACCAAAACCTGACTTCCCATTAATATTGGATATCGAAGATAATGAAAAATTAAATGATAAATGGACAACATTTAAACCAAATAACAATTTATGGATTAATAAATTTTTAGAAGTAGTAAAAGCTGCTAAATATAATACCATTCTTTATAGCGGTAAACCTTGGCTTGATGATCATACAACAGGTAATTTTAATAATATTACTTTATGGCATGCTCAATATCCATATACTCCAGAAGTAAGTAACCCAAAAATTGCAAGTGCATGGGCAAAGCCTAATCCTGACCCCAAAAAAGGAAATGAAGGATGGACAATTTGGCAATTTACCCCACAAGGTAAGGTTAAAGGAAATGGAGACCCTAAAAATGAAATTGATTTAAATATGATGAAAAAAGATTTTTTTGACTCACCAAATACTGCGTAAATTATAACAAGTCTTTCTTTAATTCATGAAGTCTGATAATATCGTCATCCACAGATTCTGAACTGAATTTCATTTCCTTTAGTGCCTTGACAGTATTTGCTACTCTATCTTTAACAATAGCATTTTCTTCATGTACGCTTTCCAATATAGAAATGCTTTCGTTCTTGTAGTTTTCAAGAAGATTTTCTTTTGCCTTATCGTCTGAATTTATAAGTTTTTGAAGCAAAGTTCTATCATTTTCAGATAAAGACTCGTATTTACTATTGAATTTATTGACTGCAATTTCTATTACGTCTTCACTTATAAGCTCTATGGGTTCAACAACTTCACTAATATTTTGCTTGATGTTTTTAACGTGTTTTAACACTGTTTCGAATGACTCATGAATGTTATCAACATCTACAATGTCGTAATTACTAAGAGATTCTTTAATCAAATTACCAACAGCAATGTATAATTCTACTTTGTCGTCATCAACCTGAATGTCTTCAGTAAGAAAAGGTGTTAACTTCTTGTGCTCTTTTTCAAGTTCATTAAGTGTCCAGACTTCAAACAACTTAATGTTATTGTCAATATAACGAGTTGCAATCATATCATTTTCAATATGTTTATTTTCAATGTTACTAAACACTTTAAATTCCAACTGTAAGATTGGAGAATTTTTTACTATATTGAAAAAGCTGTTAGTCAATTGTTTCGATTCTTCAATTAAAGTATTACTAAAGTAAGCGTCCTTTAATTTCTTAGAAACTACTAAATTAACGATTCCTATATTGATGCTTTGCATAGTTATGTTTTGATTTATTATAAATACTGTAATTAAATATAAACGTTTATTATATTATTCATTTAATTCTGTTTCAATTGGAAATATAGAACCATCTTTGATAAGATATTCTTTTATCGACCCCTCACCATCCCATCCTAATGTTTGGACTTCAATGTGAAGTTTATCATTCTTTTCTCCAATAACTCGTAGGTTATACTTCTTTCCGTTCTTTCTAAGAAATTCTTCTATTTTCATTATAGTTTTTTATTCATTTAATTCGATGTTCTCAATATTTTCAAAATCAATGTCTTCTGCTTCATTAAGTTTTTTTCGTTCATTAATGCTTTCAGTATTCTTAAGTAAAACATTGATTTCATTAATCATATCTTCAGCGTTTTTATTTAATTTCGTATTGATTTCATTATTTTCTTTAATGATTTCTTTATGCCTGTTTTCCTGTTTCTGTTCTGGTCGTTTAGTTGTACCAAACACCAATTTCTCCAAATGATCATTATATTGCTGTTCAGTCATTCTTGATTCAGCTAAAGGTGGCATTCCACCACCAGCACCAGCAGGAGGCATTCCACCACCACCAGCAGGAGGCATTCCAGCAGGAGCACCACCAGCAGGAAGCATACCTTCAGTACCGCCACTTGTAGGAGCACCAATTAATGCAGCTTCGGGTTCACCAAATCTTTTATCTATATCTGTAAATAAACCTGACTTCTTAATAGTAACTGGAGAATCCATAAGTTCTTGCATAACAACTTTTTCCATTTTCTGTTGTTTCAAGTCTTCAACGATTTCTCTATCACTCATATTGAATACCATGCGTTTTGCACCAGTATGTGACATTGCAGCAATACCAGCTTCAGCACGTGTTAATTCGGTATATGTTTGTGCTTTTTCACGAAGTAATTCAGCCTTTTGTAATTCTTGCTGAGTTGAAGGATTAGTAAGAGTCAGCGTAAAATCACTAAGGTCTTCGCCAGTATAGCCCAATAAATACAAATGTATCATTGCCATTTTATTGAGTTCCTGAATCATGGCTTGCTGTATACGATTAATTTTCTTTGAGAATCTTATATCATATTGTGCCATGTTTTTACCAGCACCAGCAGCGTCCTGAAATGATAAAAATGGTTTTGGTATACCTAATCCAATAAATAAATTATCACGAAGATATTCAATATCTTGTATGGCGTCTAAGTTGGTTGCGCCCGGGAGTGTATCGATACCCGTTTGTGTATTTGCGTTTCTAACTGGAAGAAAATAATCTTCATCATTACCAAGTATGTTGAAACGATAATCAATTTGTCCATCATTTGGAGCTACCTGTGCGGTCTTTTTAAACTTGGTAGCAACCTTGTATATGTATTCTTCAATATCGTCTTCATCTATGTTACCAACGTCAATTTTGAATACTTTCTTTTCACCTGCACGAATAATACGATAAGTTAACATAGCATCTTCAGCCATAACCAACTGTCTGAAAACTCTACGGACTTTATTTAAAACAGATGAACCATAAGGCAAATATTTATCATCACCAAGAAGCCTGAAATGAGCAATTTCAAATGTATTGAATTCATCACCAGTCATTCTTTCTTTAAATTTTACGCTTGGCTTACCATTCTGAATTCTTTCGTATCTTTCAATTTCATAATTAACCAATTGTTTTACATGAGTAATACCTTTCGTTCTTTCACCATATAATAATACAAAGTTATCACCATATTTAACTAAATTTCTTACCCAGAAAGGTAAGTTAACATTCACGTTCACAGTATCGTAAAAGAACTCTTCTAAAAGCATTTTAATACGCTCTTTATTACTGTAGATGTTAAGCATTTTACCATTTAAACCAACGGTAGTTGTTTCTTCCATGAATAAATCCAATGCACTTGAAATGATTGGGTAATACTCCATACCCTCATAGTCAATGTATGCTGGTAATCTAGCTGCTTCATATTGAAGTGCTTTCTGAAAACCCCTGTCTGTAGTACGAAAAAATTTATTTTGAAGTTCTTGTTTTTGTTGTAACTCTAATCCTTTTCTATGTATTTCTTCAGGTGAAGTACCCTTGATAATAATTTTACTTTCTTTAGGTGGAGTACTTGCAGATATCGTTGGTTGTGCAGTTTGTAAATCCATACCACCAACATTCAAAAACTGAGTAAGTTGTTGATATATTGTTCCGCCTTTTTTTTCGTCAGCCATTTTTATAATTTTTTATACTTTTTTATAAATACTATGATCTCCGTGAAAAGCCATGTGAATATAAATACATATTAATTTTTCTTTTTCTCTTTCAAGCCATTAAATAACCACGCATTTGCTCCATATGGATTTAATGGTGATGTACTATTGGGTGAAATCATCGGTTTGTTCTTAACATTAGTATCTCTAATGGTTGTTGTATTACCAGTTCTGCTATTTATTCTTTTTCCAATTTCATTCATTTCATTAACAGTAATAATGGCATTAAGCATTTTTTCTGTAATACCTTTACTTTGTTTATAACGTGCCATATCAAAATTCAGTACATACAAACCAAGTGATAATCCCATAATTGAATCATCATGAAAACTACGTTTATGATCTGCAACACGGTTTCCAGCAACAGTAACGAATGTTTTTAGTTCGTTTAATAATCTAACTGAATGAATTATAACGTCTTTCAAGTGAATTGATCTTTGTAGTTCAAGAACTACTGAAGCACGATTACTGCCGATGAAGAATCCGGGTATCAGGTCTACATTTAAAACCGTTCCATCAGCCATAGTCTTTTGACCTTTTTTGATGTAACCCTGCAATCTATCTCTACTTGGTTTATGTGTTACTTCAGCATGATGAACGTTTTCATAACCATATTCAAGTAGTTTTTCAACTGTTTGTACACCGTAACCACCAGTAATATCAACAACTGCATATGCATTATTGTATGCCTTACCATATATAAGTGCAATTTCTGCAAGCATTTGTGGAGTTACTTTACCATAATATTCAGCAACCTGTTCAACTCTGTGCCTTTTTATTTTATATTTCTTTGTTTTACCGTTTTTTGTAATGATTTTTTCTTCTATAATTTCTTTAGTCTTAAGCATGTTCAATGTAGAATTATCTTCTCCGTGCCCGGGCGATGCATCCAATGCCATAATATAGTCTTCACCAATAATCGGGTCTTCCCAAATCCACATGTTTTTATCTACATATTCTTGTTTAATTGGTGGTAGTACTTCTTCGTCCTGAATACGTTTAAGATATTCTTCTGCAATAAAGTTATCACCAGAACCAAGGAAAGAACAAAGTAATTCTTGAGCTATTTTACGCATATCACCGTTTGCATCCCTAACCTGTTCTTCAAACCAAGGAGAACTTGCTTCCCAACCTTCATCCATCATTTCAATACGTTTTTTATTGCTCCAACCTTCATCTATCCATTTCTTTTCGGTTTCTTTGCCTTTGTTCTTATACCAGCATAAATTTTTATTATATCTTGGGTCATTAAACCACCAAATTTCAACAGCTTTAAAGTTGTTTTCTCCCCTGCGAGCACCATCAAAATGTTTGTAGAATACCGCATCAAGACCTGAAGGAGTACTTACCATGATAGCACCACCACCAGTACCCAATGTAGGTCTTGCAGCAGTCCAGAACTTATCACCCTTTTCTGTCCATGCAGTTTCATCCCAGAATATTAATGTTGGTGTCATACCACGAAGACCTTTTGAACTGAAAGCACCTATTCTTGAATTATTGTCATAGATTTTATCTTTCTGAGTATCTTTGAGATTTTTTACACTATCCCTACCAGTTTTTGGTCTTAACCACTTAGGACAACCTTCTATAAATAAAACAACATCACTCATGATTTCATCACGTGCCGTTTCAAGTTTATCTGCAACCATAGCAACCTGTCTGTTTGAATTGAACATTACATACCATGCAATATACGCACAAGTGGTTGTTGAAACACCTGCCTGACGATATTTGTTAGCCACAACAAATCTGTTGTGCATATAAGTTTCAATTAATTCTTTTTGAAAATCAAATAACTTAAAAGGTACAATTAAACCAGCAGTACCCTGTGTTAAGTCAAAAACAGTAAGATATGTTTCGATAAAATAAATTGGACTCATACCACAACGAACAACCTCATCTTCTTGTTCCATTTTGGTTAATTCGCTGGCTTTTTTAACAACACCAGATTTTGTAACAATAATTGGTTCGGCAAGACTGCCTTTTTTTCTAAGGTCAGCAGTAAGTTTTCTAATTTCTTCTTTATGTTTTTCTCTTGTAAGGTCAAGTGGAACTAATGGTACATGTTCGGGAAACAAATCGTCATTATCATTTTGAATAACATTATCGGGGTTGACATCTTTAGCACTCATTATAAATTTTTATGATAAATACTCTCCCCATATAAAATTGCAAAATCCGACAATAATCTCGTACTGTCGAATTTCGATTTCCTTCTTCCATGTGGTAAGATGAACTCTTTATAAAAACCGCAAGGCAAGGTAAGTATCTTGACTTATCTTGCCTCGAAACCCACTTCTTCCGATTCTGGTAAGATGGGCAATTATAAATACATTAAAACTTTATAGAAGACGTTTCAACGAATTCATTATTTTTCAATATAATCTTTCTTGAGTTAAGTAAATCTTTTACTTTGCTTAATGTCATGCCATAATGAAACACTAATAATGGTACATCAGCATTTTCTTCGTTGAACATATTATCATAATCACTTGAAGGATTGCCATCAACATCTTTCTTTTCAATCTCATACGCAAGTGCATGTATTGTATGATAACCATGCATGTATGGTCTTGTTGTATCTTCATGCAAACAGAATAAATCAAAAGATTTGGTTTTTAAATTAAAAACAGCGTTTATATAATCTTCTGTTGGTGGCATTGCATTATTACAAGCTGGCTCTAAATCCCAACACCAACTCTCCATATCAATGTTTGTTTCATCAATGGAAAATATAAATTCATATAAGCCTTCATCCTTCGAATTGTACCCAATTTTAAGTACATAAATCAATTTCAACTTATTGTCTTCGTATTCCATGATATATTATTTTCCATAAATACACCACAGAAAAAAAAAGCCACATTATGTGGCTTATATTTTATCGAGATCAAGTCCTGTTACTTTCTTTATTTCGTTTAGAAGAACCGTCTGGCTTAGTTCGTATGAACTGAAAAAATCTTTTTCTTTTTTCTTAAAAAGAAAATAAGCTATTTGAAATAAAACTGCAATACCTATTAACATATAAAAAAATAATTGCATTTTCATAAACATTGCAGCAATAAATAGAAAAGCATAGCTTTCTCTCAAACAAAATCCTTTCCATGAAGCCAATACAATTATTACATCATCCAGATACGTTTTCAACAGTCTTCTGTATTCAAG